AATGACGATCAGCGCCGCCTAATTGCAGCCGAAATCGCGTCTATGAAGCGTGGCAGGCCGGCCGAGAATAATAATTCCGCCAATGGCGAAATATCCCGAGCTGCCGCTGCCAAGATGATGCGGGTCGATATTGCGGGTGTTGACCGCGCCAAGGTGATCACCACCAAAGGAATTCCCGAGCTCAAGAATGTCGTCAAAGAAGGGGTGGCGACTGTACGGGCGGCGGCTGAGATCGCCACCTTGTCGCCAGAGCACCAACAGGCCGTGGTGTTGTCCCTGCCTAAAGACGGCGCCGGCAAGTTCACGCCCGAGGCGAAGAGGCTGATTCGTCAAGCCGCGCGTTCCGTGCGGCATGACGATCAAGCAGCCAAAAAACAACGCCGGGCAGATCGAGAGCAAAAACTCGGTCGAGAGATTGCATCGCTGCCAGAAGGAAAATTCGGGCTAATTCTCACTGACGATGAATGGGATCACCAGGTCCACTCCCGCGAAACCGGAATGGATCGCCATGCGATGAATCATTATGAGACCGCGGTCAACGCCCATACCGCCGCAGAGATGCACGAACGAACAAAGTCTCGATTCGAATGCGCCTCCGACAATTTTTTGCTCGCTATGTGGTCGACCGTCCAACACCTAGACGTTGCCATCGACCTACTTCGCCTGCGCGGCTGCCGATACGTCAGTCACTACGTGTGGGGCAAGGACAAGATCGGACTCGGGTATTGGAATCGCAACAAGCACGAAATCTTATTGCTAGGCGTTCGCGGCGACATTCCATGCCCGGCCCCCGGCGATCAACGGAATTCATTGATAATGGCGCCGCGCGGCAACCACTCTGCCAAGCCGGAATGTTTTCTAGAAATGTTGGAGGCCTACTTTCCGACGACGCCCAAGATCGAGCTCAATAGGCGTGGACCGCCGCGCCCGGGTTGGAAAGCATGGGGCAATGGGGTCGAAGCTGAGGCACCCGGTCCCGAGATGCAGATTGACGTTGCGATCGAGAAAATATCGCTAGCGGGGCTAGGGATTAAAACGGTGGGGAGTTGGGCTTTTACTTGTCTCAAAAACGACCTTCCGCAAGAAACCAAAGATATCATCAAACGCTACATCATTCCAAACGTCGGCCATAGGTCATTAAAGCAAATCGATAAAATTGACAGCATTCATTGTCGCCCAAAAACCAAAAAGAAGATCACACCGAAGACCGATCTTCAGATTAGCCAAGCTTGGGCCATCCTGAAAAAACTTTACCTGGATGCGGCGAACGGGACTGCATCACGTGAAACGGTACGAGGGAACACCTGATGCCGCGCCAAGATCGCTGTGGCCGATATCAAAGGACACCCGAAATCATCGCCTCTCAGCGTGAGAGCGCGCAGGCATATTGGTCTGACCCTGAGGCGCGCCGGCGACATTCCGAATTGGTCAAGGCGCGCATGGCTCGCCCGGGAGTTAGCGAACGAATTTCGGCGCGGACGCGGGCGGCGCTCATTTCGAAAGCAATCGGGGTGCATTCATGAGGCCGACCACGCAGGCCATGATGAAAGCGATGGTCGCCGCCGGCGCTAGTGGCGATACGATCGCCGCCGCCGTTGCTGAGGCAGAACCCCAAGACCGCAGCGCCCGCGCTCAATCGCGACAACTCACGTTGCTCGGCGAGCCGATCATCTCGAAGCGCGGAACTAGATTGCCCGGGTCGTGGCAGCCGAGCGCGGCTGCAGTCGGATACGCGCGCCAGCGCGGAATGTCTGATCCGGCAATTAGTCTCGAAGCCGAAAAATTTAAAAACTATTGGACCGCGAAAAGCGGCGCGAACGCCACAAAGCTGGACTGGGAGGCCGTTTGGAGGAATTGGGTCATCAATTCGACGGAGCGGCACTATGCATCAAATGATCGAAGCAGACCCGGAGGGTCTACAACTACCCGACGTCCGGCGACCGGGGCGGATGCCGTCCTGGCCGGCGTGGGTCGCGTCGCGGCTCGCATCTCTGAAAGCCGAATGGCAACCGGATGCGAAAGGGAAATACCGCGAAATCCCGACGCTGCCGGCATACCTAATGCTGGACGAGGGCCGCCGCGATGAACTCGCCGAGCATAAGGCTGCGCTCTTGGCGCTCTATGCTGCCACGCCGGAAGCCTCGGCAGAGGCGGAGGCGACCGTGCTGGTGAGCGTTGGCAGAATGATGCTTGTGCTGCCGACTTCGCGCCAAAACGAAGAAAGTGCCGAGGCGCGCACAGAGGCCTACCTTGCCGCGCTTGATGACGTGCCACCGTGGGCGGTCGAGTCGGCAATTCGGCTTTGGTATCGCGGCGAGTGTGGATCCAACGAACACGGCGAGCCATATGACTGTGCATGGTGCCCTTCACCGGCCGATTTGCGGCGTGTCGCACTGGCCGAACTATGGCGCGTGAAAGGTCTCGCCGTCGTAGTCGGCGATCTCTTGGCGGCTGAGCCCCGCATCGAATTCAGTGATGAACACTGCGAAGCTATGCGCGCGCGTCTCGCAACGACATTTAAATCCATGGGGGTCGGTTTCGACGGCAGCTCCACGATGACCGCGGAACCGCGGTCGACTTCGTAGCTGTGGGTGAGGATTGATCTGTCAATTCGTAAGTGTGTTGTGTTGCCGGCATAATTGTAGCGGCGCATCCAGGGTGTAGGGGCTTGCTCCAGCTCGGATGGATGCAGTGATAAATGCCGAGTACTGGCTAGGTCCTCGTCTCTCAACTCAAGGGACTGACTTGCGCCGGCTCTCCTTGCCCTACACGGTTTCATTCCGTGGGGGTAAGGGGGTGCTGGCCTAATCCCCGCCCCCCAATCTAAGGGACTGAAGACTCTAAGTAAGTAAGAAGAGGTGAAGTGTGAGCGCAAATAGGGACAGCACGCAACGGCAACCGACGGCGGCCAGCGTTGCCCAAAATGCGAACTGCTCATGCAACGCTTCACACATTCGCCGTTTTGGGTGCCGCTCGAAGGTCGCGGCTATTTTCGGTATTGGGACGTTTGTCATCCATGCAGACATTTCCAAAACTACGCCGAAGCAAAAGTGGCCGCTTGTGCGGCCGGGAAGTGACCGGAGGATGAGTAAGCGCAACAGCAAGAGACGAAAGTATTTGCGGGCTGCATCACGCGCGAGCGCTGGTGTGCGAGATGCGATCACTGCCGCCAGGATTCGGCTTGGGTCCTTCCTGGAGGGGGATGGCCCACGGGGCACGCGCGAGCGTTCGCTATGGCTAGGGCCAGCCCTCCCTAAGGGGACTCCTGTGCCGGTCAAATTCGGTCGACGGGATATTTATCATCGCTCTGAGACTCGCCGCTTCGCTTCCGTCGCGCGTCGCCGTCATTTTTCTTTTTGTCGAGCGATGCGGCGAAATCCCCTATGCGGCTTCGCTGCGACCAATGGGAGCGATTCCGCGTCGGTAAATCCTGCTCATTGGGGACTCCTACGAGAAACGCCGCGCACAACAGGAGATTGAAATGGCGACAGTAGCCGAAGCTTCGAAGCACATTTTCATCGTCGATCGGCGCTTCCGTGAGCTGATGGCGGCGGGCGTTTTCGAGCGCCAGGCCAAGGGCGAACACGATCTCGATGATGTTCGACGCCGCTATATTCTGCACCTCCGCGCAATCGCATCCGGCCGGATCGGCGTGGACCTTGCGCTGATCACAGGCCAGCCGTTCGTGCACGCGACCGAAGATCGTGAGACGCCGGAAAATTCGACGGTGAAGGGAGCGACCGGGCAATCGTGAACGCATCATCGAAAAAAATAATCGCGCTGAGCGATGACGACGTTGATCGAATTGTGTCCGCCTTGGTGGCGCGATTGGGGCAAGCGGCTGAACTACCGTGCACCGATTGGGTCGACCAATATCGCGCCGGCGAGGCGCTGAGGACCGACGAGGCCGCGACGATCGCCGATGTGTCCGCCGAGACGATCCGCCGGCACTGCGCCGACGGCGAAAGAAATGGGCGCCCGATCGGTGTCCTCGTGGCTGGGTCGGTCTGGTTGGTGTCGCGGCGCCGGTTACTCGACGAGATCGAACGCCGCGACGGGCGGCCCGAGCGGCTCGCCGCTGAGAGCCGCGCACAGAAAAACGCGAAAATGTGGCCACAGCCACAAAGTCCTATTCCTTTTGTGGCCATGGCCACATCCGGCGCGGTGCAAAGCCCGGACGAATCAGCATAATCAAAAACATGATGTTCATCAAAAAGTCACCCATGCAGAAACTTGAAACTGTTCTAGCCACACTGCGGGAACGATCCGGCCGCCTGGCTTCAAAACAAGATACGGCGCGCGATACACTCGCCGCCGCGATGAGTGCGCGCGAGCTCTGGATGATCGAGGGGGATCTCGATGATGCCAAGCGGGCCGCGAATTTGCAGTCCGCCGTCGAGGCCGCGCAAAACGTTTTGGCGGGCATCAACGGCGCGATGGTCACGCTTGCAAAACAGATCGACGACGCCGCCGTCGAGCTCGCCTCGGAAAAGGCCGGAATAGCCCGACAGGCTGCGGCGGATGTCCTGGCGCAAGAGCTTGCGGCCGTCGAAAAACAACTTCAACCCTGGCTTACGGCGACGCGCGAACTTGCAGCCGGCTTCGATCGGCTCGGCAATGCGCGATTGGAGGCACGCTCAATCTCAAATTATCTTTCGAACGCTGCAGGCGAAATTGAGATCGCCGCAACGTTGACCATGCAAGACCTGAATCGTGTGGTCAAAGCGATAGCCGATGGTGCGGAGCCGATTCCGAGTAAACCGGCGGTACCAACGCCGGCGGCAACCCTTCCGGCTCCCGCTGCGACGAAGCGCGTTTTCGCCACCAAAAATTTAAAGTGGACTAACGGTGGTGACGGGGTTCACGTCGCGCCGGCCTGGTTTGACGTGGACCTGCCGCCGGCAGCGGCAGATCGTGCGCTCAATTTGGGCGCCGCCGTTCCGATGGAACATCCTACACGCAAGAAAATGCACGGGCAGCGGCCCATCTCGCACCCTTCGCCGGCGAACTGCTTACCACTGACTGATGACGCCGAGGTAGCGGATGGACAGGATAGCGGCGTCCATGAATTGCCCTCGCACCGCTCCGCTTTCACGCCGCTAGACCGTGGCGCCACGGTTACTGGGACGCTCGGTCTCGGTGATGCGCTCGACCGTGGAGGAAACCTGTAATGGAAACCCGCCGCCTGCAGACCGGCGCCGCGCCACGCGGCTGGAACCCCGGCAAGATCGAGCATCGCTTCGCGGACGTCTCTCCGCAGAGTTACGACAAGGCCGCGCGCACGGTCGACGCGGTGCTCTCGATGGGCTCGCCGGTACAACGCTTCTACGGCACCGAAGTTCTGCGCATTGATCCAGCCGCGGTGATCCTCAGCCGGGTCACGGCTGGCGGCATTCCGCTGCTCGATTCACACAACCAGTTTGGTATCGATAACTCGCTCGGGCGCGTGCAGAGCACCTGGTTCAAGCGCAATGCGCTGATGGGGAAGTTGTCGTTCAACGATACCGAGGAAGGCCGCAAGGCCGAAGGCATGGTCGCCCGCGGCGAAATAGCTGGCATCTCTGCCGGCTACAAAGTTGAAGAATGGGAGATCACCGACAGCGAAGGGCGCGTCATCGATCCCGAAATCGATAGCGTTAGGTGGGACGACGATCTGACTTTCACGGCAACGCGATGGGAACTGCTTGAGGTTTCGTTAGTGACTGTGCCGGCCGATCCCGCTGCGAGCATTCGCTCGCTTGGCCGAGACCGTGCACCACCCGATAGGCATGCTGCAGTCCGGGCGCGAATGAGAATGCGGCAGCACACTCACGATCAAACTGAAATGGCCGGAATGCGCGCGCAGGCTGCTTCGCTCCGCCGCATGCGGTACCTGTTATTTCGAGGTGTGAGATGAAACGAGGTTTACGACCGGGGCCGCCATCCGGTCGGCCAGCGGCGCGCCGCTCCCGATTCCTCGCGGGGGCGGCGCGAACGCCGGAAACAGACCGGCGCGTCGCGATACACGAAGCCGGTCATGCAACCGCAGCGCGCATTTTAGGAAGCCCGATCGCAGGCGCGACGATAGTCGCTGGTCCTGGATATTCTGGCAGAGTTTGGGGGCCTGATTTCGACCCGCTTAAATTTGCCGATCCCGGCGAGATTATCGTAATTGCCGCAAATCTGCGAGACATTATGCCGGCGGCGGGAATTCGGCGCGCGGATGCGGAAGTTTCGCCGATTATAGTCCGCGCTCACGCGATGGCGATTGAGTTGCTGAGCGGCACCGCGGCCGAGCGGGCGCTGTATCGAGCCGCGCCGCCTTTGCCGGCTCAGCATGATCAGGATGAAGCACGGGCATATGGAAAACTGGTCTGTTACTCCGAACGCGCGATAAATTTATTCATCGAATACGCCAGATCAGAGGCCGCGGCGCTCATCGACCTTCACCGCACGGCGGTGCTCGCGATTGCCGATGCGCTTGTCTCGCGGCGGACTCTTAACGGCGAAGAAATCGATCGGATTATTGCGGACGCGCACGCTCGCGACGGACTCGCCGCCGAAAAATCACGGCGGGAAGTTTGGGCTCGGACAGTCGAGAATGCCGCCCGTGCCCAAGAACACACTGTGAGGTTAAGATGACTGGCCGAGCCGAAGTAAAGACGACTGAGTCCACCGCGGTGGACGATGTGGCACCCGTTGCAGATCGCGCGACGTTCAAATTGTCCAAACCCATGGCGGCGATGGGCAGGCAAATATCCGAACTCTCGCTGCGTGCGCCGCTTGGGAGCGATCTTCTTCAGGTCGGCAATCCTGTCGTGTTCTACCCCTACGAGGATCCGCCGAAGGTCGAACACAATATGGCGAAAATGGTAGCGATGGCCGCGCGGCTATCTGGCCAGCCATCATCGTCCGTCGCCAAGATCGAGACCGACGATCTGATAAAATTAACCTGGATGCTGTCGCCGTTTTTTGTGCCGTCGGTTTTATTTCTCGGCGAGAACGATGAATACACTTTGCCGAATCCGGTGACGATCGATGGCGCGCCGGTTTCAATTCTGAAATTCCGCAAGCCGCTGTCGGCCGACATCATCAAGATCGGCAACCCGGTTGAGCTCTATCCTCACGTCGAGCCGGTACGGATTGAATTCGATATGCCGAAGATGGTGGAGATGGCCGCGGTGCTGGCCGGCGTTCCGCGCGAAATATTCAACGACCTCGATGCGCGGGAGGTAGTCGGTATGTGCTGGGCGTTGAGCCCTTTTTTCATGCCGATGAAAGCGGAAGCCTCATAGCTGCCGCCATC